CTGTCAGTTTCTATATTGTTAACAAGTGCTCTTTTTCTGGTCTCTCTGAGTCCTCATCCTTTAGCAGGCAGGCGTCCGACTCGAACTTTAGTTTGCGAGGAATCGAAAAACTCCCATACTATTCCCAACTCATCAGAAAGTGGAACATCACTAACCTGTCGTATGAGCAACTACTAACTGATGAGAAAGATATCTTCGTATATCTAGATCCTCCTTACGATATCAAGTCAAACTTGTATGGTAAGAAAGGTGGAATGCATAAAGGATTCGACCACGATCGATTTTATTTTGATTGTGATAAATTCAAGTGCGATCAAATGGTTTCCTACAACTCTTCCAATCTAATTAAATCTAGATTTCTTAACTGGAGACCCTATGAATATGATCACACATACACGATGAGATCAGTAGGTGAATATATGAAAGATCAACAAACACGAAAGGAACTATTACTTCTCAACTACGAGGTATGAATAAACAACTACTGGAAAATAATTATATTATTGTACCAGGATTTATTCCTGCTGGCGAAGCACTGGATATAGCACAACGCTTTAGAGAAGAAGATGCTATTTGGAATTATCCTGGTGATGATCAGGCACCAAACTCTGCATCCAAATATAATCAAAAACATGCATTAGAAATTCTTTGCAATCAAACACTGCAAGTTTCTAATGTTCTTGGTACATATGTGTTGCCCTCATATTGTTATTCACGCATCTACAGAAAAGATAGTGTCTTAGCAAGACATATGGATCGCCCATCATGTGAGATCTCAGTTACTCTACATTTGGATGGTGATGTACCATGGACCATTTATATTGAAAACTCTAAAGGAGAACCTCAATCAGTAATGCTGGGTCCTGGTGATGCTATGATATATCTTGGATGTATCGCACCACATTGGAGAGATCGTTTCTTCGGTAAGGAATATGTTCAGGCATTCTTGCATTATGTTAGAAGCGATGGTTGCATGTTAGATAATTATTTTGATAAGATGAGAGATATGAATGTAGATTCCATAGGACTTAAAGAAACTCTTATTCAAGAATACGATGCCTTACGATGAACGCTATCCTCTAAAGGATTATTTGAACACAATTAATCAGACTAAGAAGAATCTCATGGAGGATGATGATCCTGCATGGGAAAAGAATTATCCTTCTTATGTCATAAACAAGTGCATGTCTCAACACATGGACACAATCATGATTGCAAATGAGATGAATCAGTATCAACATCTCGACAAGAAATTGCAATACGATTTCTTTATAAATATCGTGAGACCCCGTAAGAGATTTTCTCCTTGGGGTAAGAAACAAAAGGTTGATGATCTTGAACTTGTAAAGCAATACTATGGATACTCCAATGAAAAAGCAAAGCAAGCACTTAGGATACTTACACCTACACAACTCGATGTCATTAGAACCAAATTGAATAAAGGGGGTAAGAAATGAATGAAGTTAAGGAGGTCCATTGGACTAAAGATGATATGATTGAAGTGAGTCTGAAAGAACCAGACGACTTTCTCAAAGTGCGTGAAACCCTTACCCGTATCGGTGTGGCATCACGAAAAGAGAAAAAGTTATATCAGTCTTGCCATATTCTTCACAAGAAAGGTCAGTATTACATTGTACACTTCAAAGAGTTATTTGCGCTTGATGGAAAGAAAGCAAATCTTTCTGAGAACGATGTTCAGCGTAGGAATAGAATCATCAAACTATTGTCTGACTGGGGTCTTGTAGAAATTGTAAACGAAACTCTGATCAAAGAGGCAGCGCCACTTAGTCAGATCAAAGTCATCGCATATAAAGAAAAGGGTGATTGGACTCTTGAGTCTAAGTATAATATTGGAAAGAAAAGGCAAGTTTCAGAATCATAAATAGAGCTGCCATGCTTTGTTGATATATGCCAGAAGAAGTAAAAAAGAAAGAAGAACCTAAAAAGAAAGGTATTCTCAGTAAACTCAAAGAGGCATCTGAAGACAAAGAAGAACAGTTGGCAATTCTGTCTACATTTGTAAGACTGGGAATCTTAGTATGGTCTGGTGGTATTCTCACCTTGGCATATGTAGATTTGCCCAAGGCACTTCAGTTCCCTGAACAAGATCTCGATCCGACATTCATAGCCTCGGTCTTTACTGGGGTTTTAGCTACGTTCGGAGTCCAAACTGCGAAAGGTAAGAATGGTAATGGTAATGGTGGCGGCGGGATCAGTAAAGAAGATATGGAGAGATTGATTGCTGCAGCAAAAGAAACTGCACCTGCTCAAACAATTAGAATTGAACAGGCACCAATCAAAATCTCTACAGATGACACTTACAAATTATAACCATGCAAAAAATTATTAACGTACTTGCAGTGCTCTCCTTCGTCGGTGTTTCAGGCATCGTCGGTGGTGGAGCATATGTTTATTTCCAAAGAGATGCACTGATCGAATCCGCTAAGGAGAAGATCGCTGCAGCGGCAGCAGAGGCGCTTACAGGAGCACTTCCTGGCATGTTAGATAGCGCAGTTCCTTCAGCTATGCCTGAGGCGACAAGTCTGCCTGTTCCCGTTAAACTACCAGGATTATGAAACCCCTACATTGGTTTGCAGGTGGGCTCGGTGTCATTCTTGGCATTGGGCACATTGGCATGATTGGGATGATTGCTGGACGCAATACGTTTCCAACCATCAATCCACCTGTAGGTGAATATTCATCTTATACCGCAAAGGTTGGTCGTGATGGATATGAGATTGATTACAAAGGCAACGATCCTAAAACCATGGAGGTTGAGAAGTTTGTCGATAAGAAGAATGGATTCTTCGGTATCGGTGGTAAATCTGTTGTAACCTTCAGAGAAGAATATACTATGGATGGTCAACGCCATCTAGGAGGGAACGGCGAGGGAAAGTTAACCGCTGCCAACGTCGCATGTATCAAAGCGGCGGGAGGTGGCGAACAGACTGGTCGTGTCGTCGGCGCTAGCATGGGTGCAGCAGCTGCTCCTGCTGTTATGGGTGTGCCGTTTGTAGGACCCGTTCTAGGCGGTCTGGTTGCTATCTTCGCATCTGATAAGGGTGCTGAGGTTGGTGGTGAAATTGCTACTGAACTAAGTGAGGACTGCGAGGATGGAGATACCAAAGATTAATATACCCCGTAGGGATATTGGTGTTCAACCGATCCCTAGGGTATATACACCTGAGTGGTTGAAGGAAGCACCTAATGTTATTCCTCCAACACCACCAGTGACTAGTCAACTTGGTGTGCCTATCATCAATATGCCTGGTTGTGTTCAGGCACATGAACAGAATAGTGGTAGAGAGAAGAGTGGTATTCTTTCTGCAGATGATCCTAAAGGTGTAAAGACCTTTTGTGATTCTGGTATGCCATCATTCAATCCTATTGACTATGATAAAGATAAAATTAAATGGGAACAGGAGAAGGTAGAACCTCCGAAACTTAAACCTCCAGAGAAACCAGAGACTAAAACACCAGAGGTTCCAAAAAAATTACCAGAGAAACCAAAGTGTCCTACTGAAGTGCAGAAACTAGAAGCACCTGTAGGTACACTGACTGATGCTGGTAAGAAAAAAATTGTAGAATATAAACTGATTGAAAAGCAGTGTGTTGCAATCAAAGATGATCTGGAGATAGTTGATCAGATTGTTAAAGCAGTTCCATCAGTAGGACAGGTTACAACTACAGCAGGTATTACTATCATTGCAACTGCTGCAGCAACTGCAACACCATTCTTATTGAAAGTTGTTAAACCTATCGTTAAACAGATAATCAAAAAGATCAAGAAGGCACTAGGAAAAGAACCTCCTAAGTTATCTGCTAACGAGATTCGTGCTAATAAGTATAGAGAAAAGAAAGGGTTGCCTGAACTCAAGCAACCCAAAAAGAAAAAGTAATTAAGGTTTACCGATAGACATTGGTAGACCTAAGTCTTTTGCATTAGTAGAAGTTTTTCGGGGAATCGCATGTACATGTGGTGCAATAGTATTTTTATTTTGCACTACGACATCTTCACACAGACGATAATAAGGACTCCAAGATGCGAAGGAGATTCCTTTCTGTGCCAACTCACCACATCTGGTTAATCTTGTAAGCTCAAACTCTAATCTACGATTAGCAGTCATTTGACTACGCAATTCATTATGATGTTGTGCTGCTTCTTTACAGAGTTCTTGTTGCTTTCTATCTAACGGCCACGAGATTGTTGCTGAGAATCCTGCGTTCCAATTATAATTGTCTTTTTGCCCTGTTCTGATATCTCGATAGTAGAGAATGTCACCTGGGTTGTCAGGAATCCCGTCAGGGATAGGATTGCCATCGTCATCATAATCACCAGTAAGGTCAAGCATGTTATATACAGGGTCAGCATAGTGACTCTCATAGGGGAACTGCCAGCTATAGCTGCGTGTAACATATGGTGTAACATTGAGTGTTGGTCCTTGGCATTGAATCCCATCACCGTATGCATTGGTGATATATGGTCCTTGTAAAACCTGGATAGCTTGATTGGTCACTGAGCCAGAGCTATTCGCCACTGGAGCTGCAGTAGCAGACACACCACCAACGGTCTCGGCATTTACGGGTGCTGCTACAAATAATGCAATTATTGCGTAAAGATACTTGTGGTATCTGTTACGCTTTGAATTTTTGTTGTTCTCTCGATAATTGTATGGTTCGAGAGACCTGGTGCCATGTAAGATTCTACGAACGAGAATTGTCCGCCAGGAGTTGTTTGACTCCATGATGGTCTCGTTCCCATATTCAATCCTGTCCATGTTGATGATATCCCATTACTATTTCCTGTAGATGCAGGTGCTTGAACACTTTGTGATTGTGTTCCAGAAGGTGTGATACTACCTCCAGAAGGTGAAACTCCATGTCCACTTACACTATATGTATATCCAGTGTTATAATCCATGGAATTAATTACCTCGACCACTTCAGATGTGGTCTCTGTGTGAGTCGTCATTTGGCCCTGCTGAAAATTTGGGACCACGGGGACCGCCTGGACAGCGGCAGCAGTAGTCAAGACTGCCACCGCACTTGTCGCAGTAGATATGAAGGTCTTTCCAGAAAGGATGCTCACGAGGATTCTCCTTACTTGATGAGTAACTCACTAGAGAACTGTCCGATTGCAGATGTTCCCGCGCCACCAGCCGTCAGTGACATGGTTCCTGAAGAATCGATTGAACCAGCTAAGTCGCCAGCGGTTCCAGCTGCATTACTTGTCATGATGCCGAAGTTCTGAATTTCTCCAGTAGTCGCTGCACTTGTAGGAATGGCGTCAGCCTGTGTGAACGAGGCAGTGAAAGAGAATGCTTCTCCAGCAGTTGCTTGGGTTGCTGAAATAGAACCAGGAGAATATACACCAGACGTGATACCGCCAGTAGAGATTGTATTAGCAGTTGTACCGTCAGTAGTATTCACATTATTGCCTGTGATACTGTAGGAATTTCCTAATCTAGTCGCCTGTGTTGCTGCTGAATTCACTTGCAGTTGAACACTAGAAGAAAGTCGATGGGTGATATCAGCGTGTGCTGGTGCTGCCATCAACAACATAACGATAGGTAAAAACTTACGCATTTTTCCATCGAGAATGGGTCTTACTTATATGTAGGTCTGGGAAACCTTACACTATAGTTCGGAATGCTACACCCAAATATTACTAGGTATGACTGTTAAATAATGGTGATTGCCTTCGGGGATCACACAACAAAACTCGCTTATAAAAGGAGCATACAAATGACAGGACTTAGAAAGTTCGGCACGAAAGATCTTGGTGCCATCGTAGACGCTGCAGAAAGATACAGCGTTGGACTAGACGACGTTTTTTACAGACTACATTCCTACGGAACGGGATCTGTTAATAACGCATACCCTCCATACAATCTTGTACAAGAATCAAATGTCAAGTGGAGGATCGAAGTAGCACTTGCTGGTTGGTCTAAGGATGAGTTTGAAGTATCTACAGAATCAAATGTCCTTCTGATCAGATCAGTCACACCAAAAACCAAAGGTGAAGAGGAATACATGCATAGAGGTATTTCCAGTCGCACCTTTGCTAGAGGATTTAATCTATCAGATGATGTCGAAATCGGCACAGTCACTTTCAATAATGGATTGTTGGTGGTAGAATTAAGGAAAATCATTCCCGACCACCAGAAACTGAAGGTTTATGAAATCCAAGATACTTCAAATGCTGAGTCATCCAGTGACTCTGTTTAATGGTTTATTTGTTGGGTTCTTGATCATCGTGGGTTTGGCACACAACCATGCCCACTACACTATGGAACTAGACCCCGATTCATATGTGAGAGCATGGTGTAAAAAGAATCCAGACACTTGTCAGAGTTATCTCGATGATTATTGATATATAATACATAATCAAAGAGACCTTCCAAAGGTCTCTTTTTGTTTGAGGTGTATTCTTATGAATGTCTATGTAAATGTAAAACCGAATAATTATAATGGCGACACCGACCTATTGACAATTGAGGTTCCTTCAGCCTATACTGAGGAAATCCTGAAGCATGTTCGACCTATTGCAGAATACAAGAATGTGAATGAGGATAAAATCCTAAAAGATATTATTAAACAATCTATTATCGAAATCGAACGGAGAAGTTATGAGCGTAAGAGTCGTAAGGCTAAAAAACGGTGAGGATGTTATTTGTGATCTCTTTGAGGTTACTATGAAAGATGATCCTGAGAAAGCAGTTGCACTCAGGATGGACTATCCTTACAATATTTCTATTCTCGAACCTGATGATTCTGACGATATCATGATGGGGTTTGAGGAAGAAGGTGACGAAGTTTCTGAAGAGGAACTTACAGAAATGGCAGAGTATGATGATGCTCTTGCTGAAGAAGAATATGATGAGGGTATCAAGAAAATGACAGGTCTTGATATTGACATGCGTCCTTGGGCACCTTTGTGCGCGACCAATCAGATTCTTATCAAATTAGATGATATTATTAGTGCGTATGAAACGCATGAAATTATCGTTGAAAAATACAACGAACTAGTGGAGGCAGCAAAGAGTGGACGACGCGATCAAAATAGTTCTCTTAAGACAGAGAAGTGAATATCTGATCGGTAAGATTACTGAACTTGATGAGGAACCCAGTCTACTCATTGAGAATTGTTATCAGATTGAAGATGAGGAATGCATGAAACCATTCCCAAGATTTAGTTCGCAACGCGATCTGTTCTTGACATCCGAGTGTGTTTTGACTATACTGGATCCAGCACCGAAATTGCTGGAAGCGTACAAAGCACTATGAGTTCATTTTACACCAACATTCAACTTGCTGGTGATACCATACTTTATCGCGGGTACGAAGATGGGCAACCTGTCCAGTTTCGTGCCCATTTTAGTCCGACTCTATATGTTCTTTCAAAAAATACTGAGGAGTACAAAACCCTAGATGGGCGTAATGTATCTCCGATTGATTTTACGAACACTAGATCGGCACGAGAATTTATTAAACAATACGATGGCGTTGAAGGATTTGAGATTCATGGATACGACCGATTCGTATATCAATACATCAGGAGAGAGTTTCCTGGTGAAGTAGATTATGATATTAGTCAGATGAAAATCTACGCAATGGACATTGAGGTCCAGTGCGAGAATGGATTCCCTAATGTAGAAGAAGCAGCAGAAGAAATGCTTTCAATCACCATCAAAGATATGGTGACCAAGCAATATTATTGTTGGTGTACTAGAGAATTTGAAGCACCCAAAGGTGTGAAAGCAGAGTTCTTTTGGACAGAGCATGAGATGCTTTCTAACTTCCTAAAGTGGTGGGGAGAAAATACACCAGACATTCTTACGGGTTGGAACGTGAATCTGTATGACGTTCCATACATCGCCCGTAGGGTTTGTCGTGTGCTTGGTGAGAAATGGATGAAGGGATTGTCCCCATGGAATCGTGCAAATGAGAGGGAAGTTTATGTCAAGGGCAGGAAAAATATTGCTTACGATATCTCTGGTGTCAATATTCTTGACTATCTGGATCTATATCGAAAGTTTACATACTCAAATCAAGAATCTTACAGACTTGACCATATCGCTTTCGTCGAACTTGGGCAGCGAAAAGTTGATCACTCTGAATACGAAAACTTCAAAGACTTCTATACATCCGATTGGCAGAAGTTTATGGAGTACAACATCCAAGACGTCGAACTGATTGACAGATTGGAAGATAAGATGAAGTTGCTTGAACTAGCAATCACTATGTCTTATGATGCGAAGGTGAACTTTGAAGATGTGTATAGTCAAGTCCGTATGTGGGACACGATGATTTATAACTATCTAAGTGAACGCAATATTGTTGTTCCCCCTCGTAAAGGTGCGAAGAAGGATGAGAAATATGCAGGAGCATACGTCAAGGAACCGATTCCTGGAAAGTATGATTGGGTTGTCAGTTTTGACCTCAATAGTCTGTATCCTCATCTTATTATGCAGTACAATATTTCCCCAGAGACACTCATCGACCAGAGACATCCCAGCGCAACGGTGGATAGAATCCTTGAGGAAACGCTAGACATTAGTGGTGAGAACTGTGTATGCGCCAACGGGGCACAATACAGAAAAGATGTTCATGGGTTTCTACCCGAAATGATGCAGAGGATCTATGATGAAAGGACCATTTACAAGAAACGAATGCTTGAGTCTAAGCAAGCTCTTGAACATGCCACCACACCTGCAGAGACCTTGGCACTACAAAAGGATATCTCAAAATTTAACAACATCCAAATGGCAAGAAAGATCCAACTCAATTCTGCCTATGGTGCCATCGGAAACCAATACTTTCGATACTACAATCTTGCAAATGCTGAGGCGATTACTCTTAGCGGGCAAGTCTCGATTAGATGGATTGAAGGGAAAGTAAATCAGTATCTAAACAAACTACTCAAAACAGAGGATCACGATTATGTTATTGCTTCCGATACTGACAGCATCTATATCTGTCTTGATCTACTCGTTCGCTCAGTATTTGATGGTAAAGATGTTTCTAAAGAGAGGATCGTTAACTTCCTCGACACCGCTTGTAAAGAACGAATTGAACCATACATCGACAAATCTTACAAGGAACTAGCAGACTACGTTGGTGCCTATGAACAGAAGATGTTCATGAAGCGAGAGAACATCGCCAACAAAGGTATCTGGACTGCTAAGAAACGATACATCCTCAACGTCTGGGATAGCGAGGGTGTTCGCTATGAGAAACCTAAACTCAAGATCATGGGTCTGGAGGCAGTAAAGTCTTCTACTCCTGCTGCATGTCGTACAGCAATTAGGGAATGTATGAAGGTGATTATGAATGAGTCTGAGGAGCAGGCACAGAAGTTTATTGCAGATTTTCGGGAGGAGTTTACATCGTTGCCGATCGAAGATATTTCATTTCCACGAGGTTGTAACAATCTAAATAAGTGGTCACACCCCGTGACAATTTATGGTAAAGGCACACCCATTCATGTCAGAGGAGCATTGCTCTACAACTTCCATAATAAGAAAAACAAACTGACTCACAAGTATCCTTTGATTCAAGATGGTGAGAAGATCAAGTTTGTGTATCTGAAGACCCCAAACAAGATTAGTGAGAATGTAATCAGTTATCTGAATACATTCCCGAAGGAGTTTGGACTTGACAAACAGGTAGACTATGATCTACAATTCTCAAAGAGTTTCCTTGAACCGATCAAAGTTATTATGGATACTATTGGGTGGCAACCTGAAAAAGTCGCATCACTGGAGTTCCTATTCGGATGAAGAAAACGAGATTTATTGTAACTTATCAAAATGCATTTGGATTCTCAGCACGAGAAGAAAAAGTATTTGATGATCACAAAGAAGCACAATGGTTTGAACGTGCCATGAAACGTTCTAACTTTATCACGTCATTATTGGAGGTCAAAGAGTGAATTTTTTGCAGGAAGTAGCAAAGGAGATTGGTAATGAATATGCTGGACTTGTATCAGATGGTGTTGCAGCAGGAGACACTGCTGGTTTCATTGACACTGGTAGTTATGTTTTCAATGCTTTGGTTAGTGGTTCAATCTACGGAGGTGTCCCTGGAAACAAGATCACGGCTATCGCTGGTGAGTCTTCTACTGGCAAGACTTTCTTTTGCCTTGGGATTGTCCAGCATTTTCTTGAATCAAATC